CTACAACTTTCACACCTGCTGCTGACAATGACCCATTAGGAGCAGCAACAGCTCCTACAGCAACTCCTTGGGGTTAATAATATTGTAAAAAAAAAGTTTATTACTATGGCTGTTAGTATTGGTAAACCTAATATCAGATTAGAAGAGATTTTATCAAAGGTATCAGAACTTGATGTCCTGAACCATTATTTTGGGGTGAGTAATATTCCTTGTATAATCAGTTCCCCTTTAAGGACTGATAACCATCCATCCTTTGGTTTTTATAGCATAGATGGTCAAAAGATACATTGGACAGACTTTGCTACAAAAGATAAAGGAGGAACATTTGATTTATTAGGTAAGTATTGGGGGGAGAGTTACAATGATGTGCTTGCACATGTTTGGGAGGACTTATCCAGGATTACTAAGACTAATGGCTATAGTGCATCAGGTAAACCTAAAGTTGTCACTACATTAGGGTTATACAAATCTAACCTTGATTTACAATGTAAGACAAGAGAATGGAGAGAGTATGACCTTGAGTATTGGGCTTCATTTGGCATCACTTTGGAATGGTTGAAATATGCTGACATCTATCCTATATCCTATAAAATAATCATAAAGGGAGAAACCAGAATGGTCTTTCCAGCAGATAAATATGCTTATGCTTATGTAGAATATAAGGAAGGAAAAGTCACTTTAAAGATATATCAACCCTTCAATCAGAAAGGATATAAGTGGTCCAACAGACATGATAGGTCAGTAATTAGCTTATGGACTAAAGTACCTGAATTTGGGGATAGAATATGTATCTGTTCCTCAATGAAAGATGCTTTATGCCTATGGGCAAACACTGGAATACCAGCTATAGCCATTCAAGGAGAGGGTTATGGTATCAGTGATACTGCTGTTAATGAACTCAAAAGAAGATACAAGGAAGTATTTATCTTATTGGATAATGATAAAGCTGGTCTCATAGATGGAGAGAAACTGTCTGCATCCACTGGGTTCACTAATATAGTATTGCCACATTTTGAAGGAGGAAAAGATGTCTCAGACCTCTATAAAACAATAGGAGACAAAGAACAATTCAGAGAAATAATTTTAAGCCTATTTAATAGGTAATGTTTTATCACTAAAAAAAAAATCATGGAATTTAGAAAAGTAACCATCATCAACAACAAAACTCAGTCTCAAAAAGTTATTCAGGCATCTGCTGCAACTACACTGGGTGAGTTGAAAAGAGAAATGAGAGAAGCAGGTATTGAATATGAAGGAATGACATTCTTTGAAGGTCATTTGAGAGCAGAATTGAAAGATGATGCTTCTATCCTTCCTACCAACATTCCTTACAAAGGACAGGTAGTAAATGATTTGACATTCCTGCTGACTGCACCTGAAAAGAAAATCAAGTCTGGTGCAATGTCAAGGGCAGAAGCCTATAATGCAATCAAAGCAAGAGGCTTGCAGGATGAATGTGTAAAAAGGTTCGGAAAGAACTTCACTATGTGTAAAACTCAGGACTTGATTGACCTGTTGGGTGAAGGTGGTGCTCCTGCAAAAGAGGAAAAGAAAGGGGTTGTGAAAGAAAAGCCCGCAAAGAAAGAAGTAGCAAAAGAACCTGTAAAGGAAGAGAAAGTAGTGGAAGCTGCTGCTTCCTCTGAGGGTAATGTTGCTGGTGCTCTTGAAATCTTACTTGAGGACCTTTATGGTTCTGATGTAATTGAAGAGGGAACCTATGACAGGGCTATGGCTGTATTGAAAGGTACAACCTATTCTGCACCTGAAAAGATGTCAAAGGCAGAAATCAACAAGATGTTTGACTTTGTTCATTAAGTAGAAACCAGTGAGGGAGGAGGCTGAATAAGCCTTCCCCCTCATTTTTTTTATCATGCAATGACCGAAGAAATAAAGAAACAAGTCCATGAACTACATGATAGTATCATGGAAAGACCAAATCAAATCCTACAGTTCTTTCAAGACTTCTTTGGTGAGGGGAGAGTAGAAATGCAGGGTTTTTACACTAAGGATGAATTATATACATATCTTAGTAGAATCCCCTTGGGAACATTCATGGAACTGAGTAATATAGTAAATTCTTCTGCTTACCAAAACATGAATAAAGAGGACCGAGACTTAGTAAATCTCTTTTGGACAGCAGAAGGTGCTAATAATGAAACTGTTGTAAGTGACTCTGCATTGGCTAAATATTTCTTGCCAATAATAAAGGAGAAGATTGCTAATACTATGTTCAATAACTTATTCATTCTTATTTATTTTCCTACAGTAAGGATTACAAATGAATATGATAAGTATGTAGATATTAAGGAGTTATGGATTAAAGTTCCTTTCAATTGGATGGGAAAAGGTAAGGGATATTTTGGAGTGAATAGGTCTAATTATCCACTAAACCAATTCAAGCATGGATATATGCACAGCCATGTATCTTCTATTCCAATAGAAGACTTTGAGAAGTTTCAGACACCTTGTACTGGCAGAGGACCTATCAACTCTTCTCTTTCTACATTGGCTATAGGATATGATGAAGCCATTTGGCAATTATTATGTCTGGAGCTTGACAGGTATGTAAGAGTAGAATCCATTGATGGAGTTCCACACCATAGGCTTGAGAATATTCCTGTATCAGAGATGGGAGATGCTAAGGACAAATTCTCTATGCAATCCCTTAGAGGTGTAATTCCTTGGAGTGGTATCTTTGGAAGAGAACAATTCAAGCTATTCATTAAATACCTTCTGGAGACTAAGAAGATTAGGTTCAACTATAGTAATGGAAGTTATGGGATAGGAATGTCCTTCATTGATACAGTGGTTCTTATCAGTAATGAATTCATTAGCTGGTATAATACTGAATATAACAAGCATACTTTTGATATTAGTTATGCTGACCTTGTTAGTGAGGGTATCATCAATGAATGTATCATAACCAATGGTAAAGTCTATATACCAAGAGCAGTGAGAAGGAATCGTAGTGATGACTATCAGAGATATGTAGGAAGGAAAATCTGTACATTCAAAGGTAGGGAAATTACCTTGACTATTGATGGAATACTATCCTCAGAGGAGGAGTCTCTCAATAGAACAAGGATACTGAATTTACAATATATTGAAGCTATTGTATGTAGCATGTTGAGAATATTAAATTATGGATATGGAAGAGAAGAAAGAAGTGAAACCAGTGCTGGAGTTAGTCCACAGACAGGATATATTTAAGATTGTCATTCCAGCAGAGGTTGAGAAAAAGATAAGATTTTTATGCAAGAACATCTGGGATGTAGAATGGTCAGGTGTCTTGTTCTATAAAGTTGAGGGAGCTTTTGAAGATAAATCCCTAACTATCAGATGTGTGGATTTGTTCCAAATGGACATTGGTACAAGTGCATATACTGAGTTCAATGTATCTCCTGATATGGCTACATACATGGTAGACCATCCTGAATTATTGGAAGAGGGAATATATCAAGGATTAATCCATAGCCATAATAACATGGCTACTTTCTTTAGTGGTACTGATACAGCAACTCTAAGTGCAGAAGGTAATGATATGGCTCACTTTGTATCCTTGATTGTGAATAATGCAGGTAAATATACTGCGGGTGTTACAAGGAAGTACAAATGTGTACAAACTGTATCTGAGAAATACACTTATCCTACTTGGAATGGTGAAGTAAGAGAGGGAGTAGAGACCTTTGATATTGAAGAAGAGAAACTTGAATGGTTCAATTTGGATATAGTATTTGAGAATGCAACTGATGATTTTGAGACTGAAATGATGGAAAGAATCAAAGAAATCAAAGAGTCTAAGAAGAAAGTTGTAACTCCTGTATATAAGGGTTATCCTCAATATGGTAACTATAGAAAGAACATTGCCCCAACTGAGGAGGTGGGGAGTACATTTCCTATGGATAAAGATAAATACTATTGGGAAGAAGGAAGAGGCTGGTATAAAGCTAATGAAGCTAAGCAATTACCTGTTAAACAAGGTGAATTGCCTTTTGACCAGCCTGAGGAAGAGAATCTTGACATTCCTTATGGTGTTGTAACAGTAGATGAAGACATAGTTCAATCTATTGTAAGGCAACTTGTTACATCAAGTATTATCATTTCAAATGAAAGTGCAGTTGATGTCAAGAAGTGGGCTAATTCTATGGAGAGTCTTTATAGAAGGAGATTTGGAACTGTCAAAGAGTTTGAATACTTTGCATCAAACTATGTAGATTATCTTATTAATTATACCTATGATGCAGATGTCATGATAGCAGTTAATAATGATGATACTGTTATGGCTGCATTACTGGCACATGATGTAAGGGAAGAACTTGAGAAATTACCAAAGAATCCTTGGTTAAGTGTTTATATCAAATTAATGGATGATTATATTATCTGATTATGGAAGATGAAGTATTAGAAAGTGCTATAAACCAAATGGTTGGTGAACATTTGGAAACTGTTCATTCAGAGGCTCCAGTAGAGATTGATGAACAAGGAGAAGCATTACTTGAAGCTGCATTAGCTGCTGAGGAAGTAGTGGTTCCACCTAATTCAGGTAGTTTGCTTGTAGATGAAGCTACAAGTAGATTCAGTGGAGCTATCTGGTATAGTGCCATTCAGTCTAAGGTTATTACATTAGCTGGTGTAGGTGGTATAGGAAGTTATGTTGGTTTCCTACTTGCAAGACTGAAACCTGCTGGATTATATTTATATGACCCAGATATAGTTGAACAGGCTAATATGTCTGGTCAATTATATGGTAGTGGTGACTTAGGACAAGCAAAGGTTAGCTCCCTTCATAGGATGTTACAAGTATATGCAAACTACTATAACAGTGTAGCATATCAAGAAAGGTTTACTGCTGAGAGTGAAGCTACAGATATTATGATTTGTGGCTTTGATAACATGGAAGCAAGGAAACTGTTCTTTGATGCTTGGGAAGATAGACTAATGGCTAAACCTGAGGAAGAGAGAGGTAAAATGTTGTTTATTGATGGTAGGTTGGCAGCAGAAGAATTTCAAGTCTTTGCTATTCAAGGCAATGATACAAGAGCTATGAGAGAGTACAGAAGTAAATGGTTGTTCAGTGATGCAGTAGCAGATGAAACTATCTGTAGTTACAAACAGACAACCTTTATGGCAAATATGATTGCATCAGTAATGGTCAATCTGTTTGTAAACTTCGTGGCTAATGAATGTAATCCTATTATAGATAGGGATGTACCTTTTATGACTCAATATTCTGCTGATACAATGTACTTTAAAGTAAAAATGTAATGGCAATAAGTGCACAATTAAACAGGCAACTTCATGATATATTCATGAATAGAGGTGCTATTCAATTCCCAGACTATATTAAACCCCATCTTGCCTTTGAAAACAATAATGTATTCAATCTATTCTTAAGAGTAGATATTAGTGGACCAGAGATTGATGTTCCATTAATGTGTAAGTACAAGGTTGAGGAAGGGTTATTGAGTAACTACAATCAGCCTAATAGTTTAAAGGAAATGGCTGTTGCTTTATTTGAGAATAGTTATCCTCAAGCAAGAAGAACTGCAAATGCAATCTTCAAGACATTGCAGATGAATGATACAAGAGACAGGCTTATGAAGATTACAACTAACAATGGTGAGGTGTATTATGGTGGTAATGGTTATATTCTTGACAAAGATTATAACATATTAATACTGTACACACTTCATGGAGTTATAGGTGAAGATAGGATTCTACACTACAAAACTGGTAGAATCTATGTGAATCCAAAGGTCTTTGTAAGCAATGGTCTGATTGAGAAAGGCATCATTAAAACAGTCATTCCTGCATTTGTACAGGAGGGTATCAGGGTAGATACAAACATCATCATTGGAGTTACTGCTCAGGATATTAATACTCTTATAAGGAATTCAAATGGCTTTGTTGCTCAAGTAATTAAGCCATTGCCCGAGATAATAGTAGCTGATGTGACTGATAGGTTTATAGTAAGACCTAAAAAGCCTACTCCCTCTACATTCAATAATGATGCTATGAATGATTACCTTCTGGAGCATCTTGATGAGGTTGTAAAAATGACCTACATATCATGACATTTGAGGAATATTTTGGTGGATGGGTAAGGGTTATAGATATAAAGGAACTAAATAAGGTAGTAGGACAGGTAAGTTTAATTAAAAGAGACTTGCTTTGTCCTGCATATCCTGATATATTTAAGGCTTTTAATCTGTGCCCTTACAACAACCTTAAAGTTGTAATGATAGGACAAGACCCATATCCTCAAAAGGATGTGGCTACTGGTATCTTGTTTGGGAACAAGGAGGGGACTAAGTTGTCTCCTTCTCTTGAAATAGTTAAAGAGGCTTGTATTAATTTTGAAATTCCACATAATGGTATTATCTTTGACCCCACTTTAGAGAGTTGGGCTAAACAAGGAGTACTAATGATTAATTCTGCATTGACTTGTGAGGTGAATAAAGTAGGTAGTCACACAATGATGTGGAGACCTTTCATGACCAAGTTACTAAAGAATTTATCAGAGTGGCAGACTGGTATTATATATGTTCTATTTGGTGAACAGGCTAAAACACTTAAGCCTTATATCAATAAGAATACCAATATAATACTGGAAGAGAAGCATCCTGCATACTATGCAAGGCAAGAGGAAAGGATGCCTTCTACTGTATTTCAAGAGGTTAGCAAATCAACTAAAGAAAAGTATGGAGAGCCAATTATATGGTTCTCAGAGTATTAATGTACAAAAAAAAAAAAAACTTATTTTTGTGAAAACTGGTAAGGAAGTGGAAGTGGGTAAACAGATTGTATTTTATATACAATCAGCCTATGGAAAGATACCCACTCATTGTGTAATAATCAATGAAGAAAGCCTACCTTATCTTATTGAAGAAGGTGTAATCAAGGAAGTAGAAGAGGAAGGAACTCATGTAGACCCTAACTTCTATCTGGAACACCTTGCTGGAAGGATTCATTGGAATGTGGATAATCTGAGGAAGTATCTTGGTAATCTATATACAATCTATCCTGCTGCTGTATTCTCAATTTTATTGAAAGAAATAGCCCTTGTGCTTGATGAAAAGTATAACAACTATATTGAAAATAGCAAGGAAATTTATTGTATTAGTTCTCTCAATGGAGAAGTAACAAAGGTTAAGGACTTAAATAAAATCAAGAACTTCAAGAATTTTGCTGCATTTAGGACATTGGATGATGCTCTTGCAGCTAAACATATCTTGAAAGGTCTTAGTGATGTATTATTCAAGTCAAATGGAAAATAAGAAAATCAGAAATGCTACTCCAGAAGAGTATGGTAATATAAAGTTTAAATCCAAGATTGAGGCAATGGTCTATAGGACCTTGCTTCAACATGGGTTTGAGCCTGAATATGAAACTCATACTTACACAATCTGGGAAGGATTTAGACCTACTGTACCTTTTTACACCCGTAATAAAGCTAAGGCTACAATACTAAACCTTAAGAAGCTAATTAATATTACTTATACCCCAGATTTCTACATGGAGTATCAAGGATTAAAGATAATAATTGAAGTCAAAGGTCAGGTCAATGATGTGTTCCCTTACAAATTCAAGATGTTTAGGAAACATATAGAAGATTTGCCAGATAGAGAAAATTATCTTATCTTTGAGGTCTTTACTAAAAAACAACTCTTAGAATTTATTCAAATTATTAAAGATGAAGCCAATAGAAAGAATGAGGAAATTGCTCAGCAGTTTACCCAAGAGTGATATAACTTTAGGTGAACAGTTTATTCAGAGCAGAGATTTTGAGTCACTCAAGGACTTAGTGGATTCAGCAATCTACAAGGTTAGGAAGCACAAAGCCAGAAAAGATGAAGAGGGTGGAGTGCCACCTAAACAGGAGTATCTTGATGTGGACTTGACAGAGTTAAGTAATTTAAAGGCTGAGGTAGATGTGTATTTAACCCAGCTTGAAGTTCCCAGTAATGAATGGGAAGAAGACTTAGAGGATGATTATGATTATGGAGAAGAGTATTAAAGAACTATCTTGGAATGTAACAGAGGAAGAGTACAGGAAAGACCCTGCAATCAGCTATAGTACATTATCAAGATTTGAAAGGGAAGGTTGGAGAAAGATAGGTTCATTATTTGATAAGATAGAGACACCTGCATTACAGTTTGGAAGTGCAGTGGATTGTATGCTTACTGATGGTGAACAGGCTTTCAATGACAGGTTTATTGTCTGTGAGTTTCCTAACTTATCAGATAATTTAATCACTATTACAAAGGTACTGTTCTCAAAGTATGGAGATACTCACAGAAGAGTAGACACCATTAATGATGATATTATCAGTGATGTGGCTGTTGCCAATAGCTACTATGCAGGGGATTCTTATAGGGCACTCAGAATTAAGAAAGTAAAAGAAAGCTGTAATGAATATTATAGTTTACTTGCACTTGCAGGAGAGAAGACTATCTTGTCTCAAAGGGATTATAATGATGTAATGTCTTGTGTAAATGAGCTTACAAGTAACTCAGTTACAAAGGATTTCTTCTTTACTGACCCTTGGGATAATAGTATTGAGAAGGTATTTCAGCTCAAATTTAAAGCTGACTGGAATGGAATACCAGTCAGATGTATGTTTGATGAATTGATTGTTGACCATGTAAATAAAGTGATATATCCTATAGACTTAAAGACTACAGGGCATCCAGAGGAGGAATTTGATGGGTCATTTGCTACATGGAGATATGATATTCAAGCCAAGCTATATACATATATCCTTCAAGAGTGCATTAAGAGAGACCCTTATTTCAGTCAGTTCAAGATTCAGCATTATCAATTTGTTGTAATCAACAGAAGGACAATAGCTCCTGTCATTTGGGAATTTCATGGGAACTTTGGTATGGTGGATTTAAAGGATGAAGAAGGTAAGATTTATAGGGATTGGAGAAATATTCTCTCAGACCTTAATTATTATCTTGGTAATCCTAATCTGAAATATAGTAAGGAAGTAATGGAAAATGATTGTATTATGCAAATAAAGAATTTAGTACCAGCATGACAGAGTTAGAATATTTTAAAGGTGATGAACTGGCAGCTTCTACTTGGAGAAATAAGTATGCAGCAGAGAAAGAACAGACTCCTGATGATACTCACAGAAGACTTGCAAGAGAATTTGCAAGAGTAGAAAGTGACTATCATTGGAAAGCATCAAATAGGATGAAACTATCCAATTATGGTTATCAAAGACCTAATCTTGATGAAGAAGCTATCTATCAGTTATTCAAGGACTTCAAGTATATTATACCCGGAGGTTCAGTGATGTCTGGTGCAGGTACTGGTCAATTGGTTTCATTGTCTAATTGCTTTGTAATAGGCAGTCCTAAAGACAGTTATGCAGAGATAATGAAGACAAGGAGCCAGCAAGCTCAACTTATGAAGAGAAGGGGTGGAGTAGGGTATGACCTATCTGAACTCAGACCAAGAGGAGCTAAGGTAAATAATGCAGCCAAGTCTTCAACAGGTGCAGCATCTTTCATGGATGTATGTTCTGATATTACTAATGAAGTTGCTCAGAATGGAAGAAGAGGTGCTCTTATGTTAAGTATGAGCATCAATCATCCTGATATTGAGGAATTTATTACTAAGAAACAGGACTTAACCAAGGTAACTGGAGCTAATATAAGTGTGAAAGTTACTGATGAATTCATGCAGGCTGTAATGGAAGATAAGGATTACTGGCTTAGGTATCCTGTAGATTGTCCTAATTTTGAAATGTTATATTCTGATAATTTCGAGTATAATGTTTTATATAGCACAGATAGAGGTCATATAAAGAAAGTGAGGGCAAGAGAGTTATGGAACACTCTTATGCACTGTGCTTGGAATACTGCTGAACCGGGGATTATGTTTGAAGGAGTAATGCACAACTATTCTCCTGATGGTGTATATCCTGATTTCAAAATGATTGGAACTAATCCTTGTGGAGAGATACCAATGGGTCCATTTGATAGCTGTAGATTGATTCATATTAATCTTAGTAGCTATATTATAAACCCATTTACAGATAAGGCTCACATTGATGAGGAACTGCTCTATATGCACTCTTATGAAGCTATGAGATTAGCTGATGATTTGGTTGATTTGGAGATTGAGGCTGTTGATAGAATTATCAATACAGTTAAGAATGATACTGATGATACTGAGTTCAAGCTATGGAGTAGAATCAAAGAGACTGCAATTCAGGGAAGAAGAGCTGGTCTTGGATTCACTGGACTTGCTGATGCAATAGCTATGTTAGGCTTAAAGTATGACTCTGATGAAGGTATTCAGAAAGTTGAACAACTGATGAAGATTATGTTCAAAGGTCAGCTTGATAGTAACATTGATATGGCTGTTGAGAGAGGTAAATTCCCTGTTTGTAATACACCAGTTGAGTTTGAGAACGTGGGATATGAAGGAGGTAATCTGTGGTATAAAAAATTAGCTAAGAATTTTCCATCTGAATGTACAAGAATGCTCAAATATGGAAGGAGAAATATCAGTTGGTCAACTGTAGCTCCTACTGGAACTGTAAGTATCATGGCTGGTACAAGTAGTGGTATAGAGCCTGTATTCATGCCTTTCTATCAAAGAAAGAGGAAATGTATGGATTCTAAGGATAGAGTGGATTATGTAGATAAGGTAGGTGAGAAATATACCTTGTTTACTGTAGTTCATCCTAACTTGAAGAGATGGGCTGTAACTACATTGAATTACAGTGAAGAGGAAGTCAATGATTGGTCTGTTGGAGTATGGCATGAAGTATGGAAAGAAAGTCCTTACTATGGTTCTACTGCACCAGAGATTGATTGGAGGCAGAGAGTCAAGCTGCAAGGAGTAGTTCAGAAATATATCACTCACAGTATCAGTAGTACAGTTAATCTGGCTAAGGAAACTACAGAAGAGGAGATTGCTGACATCTATATTGAATCTTGGAAACAAGGATTGAAAGGTATTACCATTTATAGGGATGGTTGTAGAGAAGGTGTATTAACTAAGGTTGAGAAACCTACAACCATTACTGACAGGCAAGCTCCTAAGAGACCAAAAGAACTTGAAGCTGATGCTTATTTGATTAAAGCAAAAGGTGAACAGTTTATTATCTTAGTTGGTATGTTGGATGGCAAGCCCTATGAAATCTTTGCATTCAGACCAAGGAATCCTATTAGTTTCAAGCCTCATAAGGGTATTATAACCAAGGTAAGTAAGATGCACTATAGCTTTACATCAGAGATATTCCATATAGACAATCTTGAATTGGCTAATGAAAATGTTGAAGAGAATGCAGCTACTTTATATTCTTCTATGTTATTGAGACATGGAGTGAATATTAAGTATATTGTCAAGACTGCAAAGAAGGTTAATGACAATATATCTTCATTCAGTTCAGCTATGTGCAGAGTGCTTAGTAAATATATCCCCAATGAAGAAATCAAGGGAGAAGTATGTCCTGATTGTGGTGGAACTCTTGTAAGAGAAGGTGGTTGTATTCACTGTAAGGACTGTGGCTATAGTAAATGTTTGTAGTATGAAGATTGAAACTAAATATAGTATGGGAGATGCTGTCTTTGTTATGCACAATAACAAGGTAGTTCCCATAAAAATCATGGGAGTATATTATTCTCTTGATGTATATAAAGGTGAGCATATTACTTATGCAAGTGATATAGTAGTTGCTGGTGGTCCAATCAGGTTTGAGGAAAAGTATGTGTTTAAAACCAAAGAAGATTTGTTGAAATCATTATGAAAATAAAAGTAAAAGAGATAACAAGTGGATGTTTTCCTGTAAGGACAGGAGAGGATAAATCAGATTGTTTTGACTTATGTCTGGCAGAAGATGTAACCTTGAAGAAAGGTGAAGTCTATGTTGCAAAATTAGGTATTGCAACTGAACTTCCTAAGGGAATTGTAGCTAAAGTTTATAGCAGAAGTAGTGCTCCAAGTAAGTTAGGAGTAACTATTGCTAATGGCCTTGGATTCATTGATACCATTTATAATGGTGATACTGATGAATGGAGAGCACCATTATATGCTTTTAAGGCTGTAACAATTCCTAAAGGCACAAGAGTATGTCAATTTGAGGTTAAATTATCTCAATTTGCTACTGTATGGCAAAAGATAAAATGGCTATTCTCTTCAAAACCACTTCTGGAGCCTGTGGATTTCCTTGGAAATGAAGGTAGAGGTGGTATTGGTAGCACAGGAAAGTAATCACTAAAAAAAAAAAACATGAAACATGGAGTTTGTATGGAAAATTGTAGCAATGATAGTGGTACTGGCTTT